ATGGCAAAAAGGTCAATTGTTAATTTATAATAATAAAGCTACTAATCATAAAAGAGAAAATGGTGGTAAGAAAAGACATTTATGGAAAATTGCGTTGTACAAGAGATAACATATATTGACGAGTATATAGAGTTGTGTGAGATTGCGTCTAAATCAAATCATACTAACGCTTCAAATTATAATGTAGATAAAATGAAAAAGCGTTGGAACAAATATTTAATATTTACAAAATTAACTAAAGGTGATGAGTTAATTAGTTTTGCAGGTATTGTTGACTTTGGAAATAATTTAGTTAGAGTGGCAGATAGATTATATACTAAACAAGAATACAGACAAATCTTTATGACTAAAAAAGTTGTAAATCCTTTGAGACCAGCAGTTGATTATATTATACCTTATCATACAAAATGGGCAATAGATAAAGGTTATGATTGTTTCTATTCAATACAAGAATTGAAAAAAAGAAATAGTCTTATTAGAACGGTAAAGTTATTAAATCCAAATTTAGGATATTCTGTGTTGCCTGATTTATATGCTACTTGTAATCCTGAAAATCCTAGATGTTGGCAAAATATTGCTTCAACAACTAAAAATATTCATCTACAAAGTAAACCTATATTATAGGTTCTTCCGTACCTGTTATTAATTCGTAAGTAAGACTATTTTCTGAACACCACGCTGCTTGTTCAGTCCTTGAGTCTGAAAAATCTGTTAATGCTGTAAACTCATTGTAAGTTGCTTCGTCTTTAAATCCAACTTTGAAATATTGAGTTAGATTATCTTCAGATAATTTTCTCTCGTAATGAATTATCTTTTTAGGATCAGTATTCATATATTCACTTACTTTTTCACCTAAAGGTGTTGCTAAAACCTCTGCTTCACTTTTTCTAATGTAAAACTCTTTTGAAGTATCAGGTCTTGTATAGGTTACTAATGACCAAAATGCCATATTTTTCTCCTTTTTTAAATCTCTATATTGTTATTTATATCGTATAAATATAACATATATTATAACACAAGGAGAATATAATGTCAATAACCATAGATGGAAAAGTGTATGATGAAACGACTTTTAGTGTAGGATTGAGAAATCGTATCACAGCAAGACAAGAAATTGAGGCAAGTAGAGTCAGACACGATATTGAGTTGGAAAAAATCGCAGTTTTAACTGATTTTTATAATAAGAAAATCCTAGAATTGATGAAAGCAGAGAAGGTTCAACCAATAAAAGAAGACAATGGCAGCAATAGCTAATTTAATAATAGATCAAGGCGCTAATTTTAGTTCAGATGTAACCGTCAAAGACGCAAATGGCAATCCATTTGACTTGACTGGATACACAACAGAAGCAAAGATGGCAAAAGGTTATGCGTCAACAAGAACAAGAACAAGTATAACTTCAGTCATTGCTACAGACGCTACTTCAGGTATAATCGCTCTTTCTCTAACAGCAACCCAAACTGCCTCTTTAGACGCACCAGATAGATATGTCTATGACGTAGAAATTACGCAGACTTCAACTGGTACGGTAACTAGAGTAATTGAGGGTATCATCACTACTAGACCTAATGTAACAACAAGTTAAAAAGATTATAAATATAAGAAAAGAGAGAGGTCTTAATGTCAAGTATTACAGCAAAAATCAATACTTCCACATCTAGTGGACCAAAAAAAGTATCTGTAACTTTGCCTTCAGGACAATCACTACAAAATAGTTCTCTTTCTTTAAAATTATTAGGTGACGTTGACGTAAGTTCTCTAAATGATGGTGCATTATTACAATACAGAGCTAGTGATGGTAAGTTCGTAAGTAGAAATGAAATAGTTACCACTACTGGAACACTAACATTTAACGGCGGAAGTTTTTAGAGAGTAGCATATGGCAACGGTAATACAGATTAAAAGAAGTTCGTCAACTTCAGCACCAGCAACACTTAAACTTGGTGAATTAGCATACACTTATGGAACAGGTACACAGGCAAACCTAGGAGATAGAATCTTTATAGGGGAAGGTGGTGTTGATGGTAATGGTGACGCAAATAGCATTTCAGTAATAGGTGGTCAGTATTTTACTGATATGTTAGACCACGTCGCTGGTACTTTAACAGGTAGTGGCGCATTAATAGTAGATTCAAACTTAGCAATTGATACATTAAACGTAGGTAACTCACTTACAACAGGTGGTGAAATTAGATTTAATGAAGGTACTAATAACGGTACAAACTATATAGGATTAAAATCTCCTAATAGTGTTGCAAGTTCACAAACATTTAATTTACCTCCAGGAGATGGTTCTGCTGGTCAGTTTTTAAAAACAGACGGTTCTGGTAATTTAGATTTTGAAACAATATTCCAAAACATAACTTTATCTGATGGATCAAATACAGATACTTACAATACAAACGAAACATTAACTTTCGCTGCTGGTTCTGGTATCACAACAACGGTTTCAGATAACCAAGTACAGATAGACGCAACTAATATTACAAATTCAAATTTATCTGGTACTGCAGGTATTACAAATGCTAATTTAGCAAATCCTACAACTACTTTAGGTAGTTCAGTATTAACTTTAGGTGCAACAACAACTACAATTGACGGTTTACAATCAATAGTAATAGATGATATTACAATTGACGGTCAAACAATGTCAACGACTGCTTCTAACAAAGATATTGCTTTATCTCCACACGGAACAGGAACGGTAACCGTACCTAGTGGTTATGAAGATAGAGCAGGATTTGGAGATACTTCACTTGCAAATAAAATGTATGTTGACCAAGTTGCTCAAGGTTTAGATACTAAACCATCTTGTAAACTTGCTACAACTGCTAATTTAACAGCAACTTATAATAACGGTACTGCTGGTGTTGGCGCAACATTAACAAATTCAGGCACACAAGGAACATTAACACTTGATTCAACTGCTGCTAATTTAAATGATAGAATACTAGTTAAAGATCAAACGACTGCTTCTCAAAACGGTATTTACGTAGTTTCAAATGTTGGTGGTGCTTCTACAAATTGGGTACTAACTAGAGCAACTCCAGAAGATCAACCTGCTGAATTAACAGGTGGTTCTTTTGTATTCGTTGAAGAAGGTACTTTAAATGCTAACAATGGTTATACATTTACACACACAGGTTCTCCTACTTTTGGAACAACTGATTTAGATGTAGCACAATTTTCTGGTGCAGGTCAAATAACTGCTGGTGCCGCTTTAACAAAATCAGGTAATCAATTAGATGTTGCTGTAGATGATAGTTCAGTAGAAGTAAATTCAGACGCATTAAGAGTTAAGGCATTAGGAGTAACTAATGCTATGTTAGCAGGTTCAATTCAAACAACTAAACTTGCTAATCCATTTATCACATTAACAGACGAATCTTCTACAACAGGAAAAGTTTATTTAGAAGAAAATTTAGATTTCTTAGCAGGTGAAGGTATTAATACCATAGTAGATAATAACTCCATCAGAATAGAAGGTGAAGACGCTACAACTTCAAACAAAGGTGTTGCTTCTTTTACTTCAGATAACTTTACGGTAACTTCAGGTGCTGTAGAAATCACAACGGTTGATGGAGGTACATTCTAGTGGCAACCGTAATTAAACCTAAAAGATCGGAAACACCAAGTCAAATTCCAGGTGCTGCTGCTTTAGAAGTACACGAATTGGCGATGAACGTAACAGATGGTAAGTTATATACTAAAACATCTGGAGGCGTTGTAAAAGAAGTTGGTGGTGCTGGTGCCGTAACTTTACAAGCAGTTACCAATGCAGGTGCTGTAACTAATAATGATATTACATTGAACGGTGCAAATATAATTTTTGAAGGATATTTAGAAAACGCTTACGAAACAACTTTAACGGTTGCAGAACCTACAGGTGATAGAACAATTACTTTACCTGATTCTGATGGTGTAATCGCAATGGACGGAGACGCATTAGCGTATTCAATAGTTTTTGGTAGTTAATTATGGCAAGTACATTTAAAAATGCAGGGATGAACGTGGTGTTATCAGATGACGCTTCTGCTAATTTATATACAGCAGCGGCAAATGAATATTCTGTAATACACGCTTTATATCTTTCTAATAAAAGTACAACTTCTAGTGCTACCGTAAATATAAAAGTTTCAACTGATGGAGGTTCTACATTTTATCATATAGGTAAAAGTTTAGAAATACCACCAAACAATACATTAACTTTAGATAAACCACTTAATTTGGAGAACAACGATATATTAAGAGTAATTGCTGATCCACAACCTGATTCAAGTTCAGTAGATGTTGAAGCATTTGCTAGTATTTTAGCGTTAACATAGGAATAAATAT